GCCGTACTGCTGCATCCAGCGAGTGAAGTCAAAGACTATGGTGAACTTTTTCTGGCTGGGAACGAAGGTAACAATGTAGGGGCAGTCGATGTCAGTGTTGTGCGCCTTGTTCAACTTGGCGACCTCACGGTCGGCTGCTTTCGTGGCAGCGGCCATGCTAGCGTACAGCTTGTACGCTGTCTTGGTCTCGGTGAAGCGGGCTTCGATGCGGTCTAAGATGTTCATGTTTAGGTTCTCCATTGTGTTGCGTTGTGCTATAACGAAGACATAGGAACGATATCAGAATGCGCAAGGGCAAACGGTAAAAAAAATCAAAACGGGGTGAAACAGTGCAACTAATACGCGAACTTGTGGTGCCGAAAAGGCGCAAAATGCTACCTATACGGGGTGTCTGTAAGTCATTGAAATCATTAAAGGTCCGAAAGTGGTCGTATTACACTGTTTTAGATGTAGTTTACGCGGTCGGGCATGGTCGGGGTTTGGTCGGCGCATAAGTGATTGAAATCATTACAGGTCGGATTTCGGTCGGGCTTAGGTCGGACCCAAACGGCCTGAAGTCGGGGTCATGGTCGGGTGGTCGCGTCCCTATAGGGGACGCTACCCCGACCGACCGACCGACGGACAAAAAAACAGCAAAGGGTTTTTCTAATGAGTGTGCCGAATAAGAAACCGCGTCAAAGGCGACGGGTCACAAAACCGGAGCTCGGGCCGGTGCGGAACTTGTCCGGGATGAATGAGCGCGCCTATACGAAAATCCGGGACGCGCTGTTGGAACACGACCGGGTCGTGACGGAATACGAAGCGCGATGGGGTATCGATAGATTGCCTGACCTTGTGTCACCAGAACTGCGCGAACGGTTTGAGGCGCAGTGCGATCTGTTGAACAAAGCAATCTGGCAAGGCGACGCTTCCGAGGTGGTGCGTCTTGTTCCGATATCATGCCGCGCTTATGCGGCGCTTGAAAAAGCGGCACGCGAAAACGGACACGCGGAACTTACCGGGGAAGCATGGGAAGCGCCCTTTCCTCATGGTGGTGTGCTATGTATTACGCGGAACATACATGAAGCGGCGAAGGTAGCGCGGGAACGGCCAGAAGCGGTCGTCTGGAGTGTTTGCGAGGTTGCGAACGTCATAGCGTCATATGAAACTGCAAACGCTGTTACGCGCGCCAAAATGGCTTTTCCGGGTGCGGTTGTGGAAAGTGTAGCGCCAACATTGAAAGAGTTAGATGATGAAATCCCATTCTGAGCCTGAAATCGAGATCAAGCGGCAATGGTCGGTAATACCAGTGCGGGCGCTGTTGGACCGCAAGTTGCACCAGTCACACTTCCGCGTGCTGGTGGCTTTGTGCGTATTTACGAACAGTCACGGCGTCTGTTGGCCGGGCGTTAAGACAATCGGTGCAATGCTTGGCGTTGATCCCGCTTCCGTGTCACGCGCTATCACAAAGCTAGTAAATGCGGGATATGTGCGGAAGTTGCGCCCGCAGGACTATCAGATGGAACACGCCAAGTTCGGGAAGATAAACCGCTATCAGGTTCTTTATCAGCCGGACATGCCCTTGCCATCGTGGGAAGAAGTGCAATCGTCGCAGCTACTGTCTCCGGCCTCAGACGCACCAGACGCGCACATGAATGATATAGGGGGTACGGGGGAACATGACGCCAATCAATCTCTCTCTCACTCTCTCGCACACGCCTATTCCCACGCAATCGAACGCGCCCTTGGCCAATCTCGCAGACCTGAGAATGAACTAGGCGCGGCTCGGATACTGGCAGCGCAGGGTGTGACGGTGGAACAGGTGATCGAAGCAACGGAAGCACAGGCGAGGGCATGCCTAGAACGGCGCGCTGGCGTTCCAGCCCTTGCTGACGTTGCCCGCGCAATAAATTAAGGTACGTTTGCCCTAGCGCATGGCCTAATGATAGGACCGGCCCGCAGAAAACCGACCATTGGGGGCCGGGGGGCCGCCGTTATCGTAGGGGGGTATCGCACAAAATTTTTGTAGAAAACGGAGAAAGACCTTGACCCAAGAGATCGTTTGCCCTGAATGTTGTGGCGATAAGTACATTGAGTACGACCATCCGGTCGCGGACTACACACACGGCGGCTACATCGACACGGTTATGCGCTTATGCGAAGCCTGTGATGGAAGTGGCGTCATAGACGAAACACAGGAGAACGAAGAGTGAATATCGGAGATATTGTTTACAGCGACAACGGGCGGCACTGGCGGCTCGTGCAGGACATGGGTGCGGGATTCTGGATGGCGCACGCCATGACGGACGAAGCTACCCACATTCGCGGCATTAGCCCGCCGCTGCATATCATCAGCGAAAAGCATGTGACGAAGGCTCCGGGCAATGAATAGCGCAGATGCCGGTTGCCCCTGCCGCTCATGCGTCCTGCGTCGTTCTACACGCCCGTCACGCCACGAGGCCGATCCCATCGTACAGGCGGTCACGGATCGCTTTCATGCGCGTTCCCGCGAGGGGATCAAGCATTACGGCGTGACGATGGCGGAGAACAACGCGCCGACGCGGCAGTGGATTCTGGACGCGCAGGAAGAACTGATGGATGCGATCCTGTATCTTGAGCGGCTGAAGGTGGATTTCGATGATTGAGGTTATATCGCTAGGTGCTGGCGTTCAAAGCACCGTTATGGCGCTGATGGCGGCGCGGGGCGAACTCACGCCGATGCCGGATTGCGCGATTTTCGCGGACACGCAATTTGAGCCAGCGGGCGTTTACGAACACTTGGACTGGTTGGAAACGCAGCTTTCGTTTCCAGTTCACCGCGTCACGGCGGGGGATATTCGCGCCGACCACGTTAATTCCGAGCGAAATGGAAAGCCGCGCAAATACTCGGCAATCCCGTTTTTCTCTGACTCTAGCGGCATGGGAATGAGGCAATGCACGGCTGACTATAAAATCTATCCGATAAGAAAAAAACTGCGGGAATTGCTGGGCCTGAAATACCGGCAGCGCGCCCCGAAAGGCGTGCAGGTTCGGCAGTGGATTGGCATTAGCACCGACGAAGCCATGAGGATGAAGCCCTCCCGTGACGCTTGGGTGGAGAACGTCTGGCCACTGATTGACGCGGGCATGTCGCGGCAGGACTGTCTGCGGTGGTTTGAGAAAAACTACCCCGGTCGGTCGCTGGCAAAGTCGGCATGTATTGGCTGTCCTTTTCATAATGACGCACTTTGGCGCGATATGAAGATGACCGACCCTGAGTCGTTCGCGCAGGCCGTGGAATTTGATGAGCAGATACGCAACGTAGGGACTAGTGATGGGCCGCAATATTTGCACCGCTCCTGCAAGCCGCTGGACGAAGTGGACTTCCGCAACTTGGAAGACATGGGGCAGCTCAATTTTTTCAACGAGGAGTGTGAGGGGATGTGTGGTGTCTGACAAACCCTTATCCGTTCGTGAAGCACGCGCCGCGCTAGAGGCGGCAGACGAGGACCGCCGACAAGCGGTCGTACAGGAACTTGAGGCGCTGTCGGGCAGCGAGATTACGGACGTGCTGTCGTGGGATGAGATGGGTCGCGTTCAGGTTAGGGCGTCGGATCAGCTATCTGCGCGCGCTCGTCGCGCAATCAAGAAGGTGAAGATCACGCCCGGCGAGGAGGGCAACACGATTGAGGTGGAGATGCACGACAAGCTATCTGCCTTGCGCCTGTTGGCGAAGCATCGTGGCTTGCTTGAGCCGAATAGTGATGACCGCCGTCCCAGCATGATCGGGATTAACGTGAAGGGTCCAGACACAACGACCTACCAAATAATTGATGAAGACACACAGGAGAAAGAATGATGGCCAAAACTTTCATGTGCCAACACTGCAAGAAGCCTTTGGTGACAACGCCGAAGCTGGTTGCTGTGGGCAATGCGTTCCACCCGGAGTGCTTTAACGAGTTGTATGAGTTGCAGCGCAAGAAGGATCGTACACGCGAGACGAAGCTGATTGATAAGGCAGACCGCGACCAGTATTGGGTGCGTTTTGAAGCGAAGCTGCGTTTCAAGGAGGAGCAAGCGAAGCGCAAGGCGAAGGCACTTGCCCGGCCACGCAAAACGGTTGAAGATGTGTGGGCAGAGAAATTGGCGGGCAGGCGGTTTGATGATGCCGTTCATGTGCCGCAGGAAGGGTTGCTCGTTCGTGGGCCAGCGTTTTAACGGTGAATACCCGTTTGTCAGGTTCTACGCAGAATACATTGAATGTGATTTCTGTGGAGAGCCGACACGCGGTCGCGTGTATGATGGTGAGCAAGAAGTGGTGTGCGGTTCGTGCAATCGCACATTGATTGAGGTTGTTATACCGGAGCATTACGATGCCTAGATCACAGCGTGCCACGGATCGTTCGCCGCGCCGTCGCCGCCAGAAGGGCGACGACGCGCTCACCGGGTTGAACTTGGACTTTTCGCAAAGTCCGACAACGTGGAATTTTCTGAACGACGACAGCTTTGTTCGTGGCTTGATGGGGCCGGTTGGTTCCGGCAAGACCTATGCGAGTCTGGCGGAAGTGATATTGCGCGCCGTGAAGCAACCGCCATCGCCGGTTGATAACATCCGCTACACGCGGTTCGCGGTTATTCGTAACAGCTATCCTGAGTTGCGGACCACGACGATCAAGACGTGGCAGGAGATATTCCCTGAGAACACTTGGGGCGAGATGCGTTGGTCGCCGCCGATCACGCATCACATCAAGCTGCCTGAGCGCGATGGTGCGCCGGGGCTGGACTGCGAAGTTATCTTTCTGGCGCTGGACCAGCCGCGTGACGTGCGGAAGCTGCTGTCGCTGGAACTGACGGGTGGCTTTGTTGACGAGGCGCGGGAGTTGCCGAAGGCGGTGGTCGATGGATTGACTTCGCGTGTCGGTCGTTACCCGACGAAGAAGCATGGTGGCTGTCCGTGGCGTGGCGTCTGGATGAGTACGAACCCGATGGATTCAGATCATTGGTG